CACCACTTCGTCGTCCCGGCGGTACCCTCTACTTTCGAGCATTCCCAGGAGACCCAAGGCATGGCTTGGCACGGCGCGTACCGGATCAGGTCCTACCTCGAAACCTCCGTCGAGGACGACCACGATTGGCCTCCCGAGCACAGCGGCGTGTACGTCGTCAGCGTGAAGCGATGGCGTGGCCGGCCAACCCGGCGGAGCGGCGTGCTCTACATCGGCGGCAACACCGGCCGTTCGGATCGCTTCCGCACGCGCATCGGCGACCTGCTGGCCGACATGCTCGGGTTCTTCGGGGAGAGCACGGGGCATCACTCCGGCGGTCAGAGCCTGTGGACTTGGTGCGTCGAGAACCGCGTCAATCCGCTCGACCTGTACCTCGGATGGCGAACGGGAGTGCGCTGCAAGCGCTGCGCGGAGGCACGGCTGTTCCGTGATCTCCAGCCGCTTCTGAACAAGCATCGACCCTCGAGGTGTGCTGAGCACGGCTGACACGTTCACCCTCCACGCACGCTGTTGGCCCACACCTTCGGGAGCTTGGGCTTCTCCTTCTGAAGCGCTGGACCCATGTACGCCCGCTTGGCGATCTTGACGCGCTGGCGCACCAGCCGGCCCCTGACGCGCCGCGTGATCACGGTCGTCCCCCCAAACTCGAGCACGTTCGGCGCCGTGCGCTTCCTAAAGCCAACCGGCCCGACGACGACCGAGTCCGTCCGCCGGTCGTAGCCGAAGAGGATGAGACGCCGCAGACTCCCCTCGTGCGAGTGCGGCGGCTTGCCCGGCTGGGCCGAGCCCTTGCGCTTGCGGATGCTGGTCTTGGCGGCCTGGCGGATGAAGGCGCCGCCGCGGGACAGGGCCTTGCGCTTGGCCCGGTCCACGGCGGCGACGACGCGAGGGCGGTCGAAGAACATGTGCTTGACGCGCATATCGATCACGCGACGGAGCCCCCGTTGAGCGTCCTGCCCTCCTTGAGTCCCTTGTTGAACGAGGCCTCCTTCTCCTTGCGCAGCCGACCCGAGCCGATGAACAGGCCGACGATGCCCGTTAGCGCCGGCAGCGCCGGGCCGACCACGGGCACGCCCGCCAGCGTCGGCCCCACCTCATCCAGGGCGCTGAGGGTGAGCTGGCCGAGCAGGCCGCGGATCTCGCCGGCGCGCTCGATCGACGCCTTCCACTGCGCGCCGGTGCGCTGGACGCTCTCGAACCAGGCGCGGTACTCGGCCTCGGCCTCGTTGAGGCTGACGCGCGCCGACAGACCGGTCGTCTGCTGGATGGCGTTGGGCGTCCTGACCTTGACAACGTCGCCGAGGTCGAAACCGGCGCACGCGGCCAGGGCGAGTGTGAGCATGACGAGCCCGAAGGCATACGCGACGGTGCGATGATTCACGATGGGACCTCCTTGCCACCCCCACGACCCCCACGAGGGGGAACCTTCCTGTCGATGAAGACGTCCTTGAGGACGCCGACGCCGGCCTTGATGGACTGAGTTGTCGTGCGGCTTGTCGGATCGAAGTCGGTCGGCTTGTACGGTCCGTGCTTCTTGGGGTCGCGGTGGGCGTTGGCGATCAGGGCCATGATGCTGCTGGTCATGCTCCAGTCATGCTTCTGGCGGGCCTCGGCCATCGCCAGCAGCTCGCGCAGGGTCAGGGTGGCGGGTTCGACGCCGGCGAGGCCGGCGCACTGCCAGATGAGGTTCCAAGCGTCCGCAGCGCCTCCTCCGCCGCCTCCTCCAGTTCTCCGCTGTCGAGCCTCGCCTCGACGATGTCCCGGGCCCTGTCCATGACTTCCCTGGTCGCCTTCAGCACCCGCCCGAGGTTGGCCCTGTCCCTCGGGCTCGGGCAGAAAGACACCAGTTCCTCCAGCAGCGCCTCCGTGGCGTGCTCGATCGCGTCGCCCGCCATCGCGCGCCCGAAGTCCTCGTCGCTAACGCTGCGCTCGTCGGCCTGGGGCTTGCAGATCGCGTACACCGCGTCGCAGAGCAGCACGGGGTCGCGGATGAGCCGCTCGACGAGCGTGCCGTCGAGGACGCCGAGCAGATCCACGCCCGCCAAGCTCTTGACGCGCTTGAGGGCGGCCACGTTGACCTCGACCGTCCACTCGCGCCCCACGTTGTCCTTGAAGACCTTCATGTGTCCCTCCTCACGGCACGGTCATCCACTCGGGGGCGTTCTGCGAGTACGCCGGCTTGGCGGTGACGCTCACGGTGATCGCCTCCTCCAGCGGCTCGGAGCGGCTGAACGAGGTGATCGAGAACTCCGCCCGCAGGCCCTGCGTGCCGCTCTGGGTGATGTCCCCGTCCATCACCGCCAGGTCGATGCTCTCCCCGTTGAAGAAGGCGTCCTTGATGGCGGTGAAGCCCGCGTCGGCCGTGTCCCAGACCATCTCGAACTCGACGCTGGCCTCCTTGAGCGTGGCGGCCGTAGCGCGCCAGCCGCTGTTGGCGCGGGTGGT